TACAACAAACATCGTTATTAAAATTACTTTATACATCTTACTCTTGTTTTAGTTTAGTTGCCTTCTCTACCACAGTCAGGGCAGATTTCATCTCCGTATAGCACATATTCGTGGCAATTTTTACAGTCCTCCATAGTTTCTAGGTGTTTTGGTTATACTCGTTAATAAACTCTACTACTGCGTTATACACTAACTCAATATTTGTAGTCTGTAAAGCATACTTTAAGTCGGTCAAATCCCAATCAGTATTTTGCTCATCTCTTGATTTTATAATCTCGTTTGCTACGGGCATCAACCAATCCCAAGATATATCGTATTTCAAATCATCTACATTAGCATACGATTCAAGTGCGAAAGGTTCTACCATAAAATGTGTGTGATTACCTTGAGGTACACCCATAAATTCTGCTATAATTTCGTTCTCTTTCATCTTACTCTTGTTTTAGTTCTGAGCCAATTAGCTTTTCTATTCGGCTCATATTTACCTTCGTAATCTTAACGAGGGTAGATAAAGCTTATATTTACCTTCGTTGTAGCTCAAATTGTCTTGATTATGAGCTTGATTAGTTGGTTGAAGCTCTAGGAGGTAAGTTCCCACCACCCCCTAAAGTCCAGTCTTCAACACCGATTGCCTACAATCCCAATCGTAGGACTTGGTACTACTTGCTTCCACTCACGCAGGAAGCTCTCGTATAGTTGACCCCATAGGGATTGAACCTATGACCTTTTCCTTATGAGGGAATTGCTCTACCAACTGAGCTAGGGGTCAAGTTTCTTCGTCTTTCCGAAGAGTCATTCTTTGACTGGATTAAGCCGTTTATGAACTACGCATCCACGCAGTAGAGAGGTGACTATAAAACCTTTGGCATCCAACCCTTCGCACTAGAAGAAATCCTAGTGTTATCATCCCCTCTTCAAATATAAATTTTACCCGACTCCATCTTCAGAATCATCAGATTCTTTAGGAATCAAGCTATCTGGTAGGTATGCGCTTAAAGAATACATATATAATTTGTGGGCATATTCAATTAGAGAGTCCTCAGAATAATCACCCTTAATAGACTTAACCGCCAAGCCTAAACAACTAAGTCTAACCTCTGCGTCTAATTTCATTAATTTAATACGCTCGTCTTTTTGTCTTTGCATCTCTGCTTTCGATTGCTTACTCATATCACTTTTCTTGTTTATTAATTGTTAACCTAAACACATATATAGGTGAAGAAAGGGATTAACTAAAACCCCTCTCATTCATTTAAACCTATGTTGTAAAATTAAACCCTTATTTAGAACGGTAAATCTTCACCCCCACTACTTGCAGGTTCTGTTTCAGTTTTCGTAGAACTTCCCGTACCAATCTTCCAGGCATTTACATTGTGGAAATACTTACCTCCGTGCTCTCGTGACGTGATATCGAAGAATACTTCAACATCTTGACCCACCTTTAAGTACTCTACTACTGAGGTTTTATCCCCGAACGTGGTGAAGCAAACATCTTTAGGGTATTCTCCATCCGTGGTAATAACGAAGTCTCTCTTCTCCCACTCGTTGCCCGTTTTACTCGTACCTGTAACCTTGTCGAAAATCTTTTTGACTTTCCCTTTCGCTCTCAAATCCATAAGATTCTTTTTTTCGTTGTTAATTTAATTCTTGTTTCCCTAGTTTTTCTTGGTCTCGCAATATTATAGCCGTTCGCATAGCTCTCTCAATGATTATATCTTCTCTAATAATCTCCGACATCATAACTACCAATTCATCTTCGTTAGCATTAACGAACATACTTATCTCGCAATCGCCCTCGCTTGTGTAGTTATTAATCAGAATGAAAGATGAGTCACACTTGGCACATAAATCATTTATATTTTTTTCTAAACTGTCCATGCACAAATATAGTTAATAATTGCGCGGTTGTCAAGAGTTAGTCTTGATTTTCTTCACAAGAGTTGTAAACCGAATCCCCTTGAGCTGACACTAAATCCTTAGTGTAAATCCATACACGTTCTAAGTCTTTATTCATAATCTTCCCACTTTTACGCATATCAATTATATCCTTAATGGCTTTAATAATCCTCTTCTTAGGAGTCCCTTGAGTGTAAACATCGCTAAACCCATCATTTATGTAAGTAACATCTTCCCCTATAAAAGTTTCAATTAACACTTGGAAATATTTAGACACCGAGTTGTACTTGTGTAAGTATTCACCCAAGAATCCTTGACAATCCATCATCTCGTTTCTCCTACACATAATCTTCACACCCCAATTACGTTCAGGCATACGAGAGAAAAAGTCTAAGTAAGCTTCTGGTTCTACGTAATCTCTAAAGTATTTATGTTGCAAGTGCATATCCCTTAAAGGTCTACGTACAGGCTTAATGTAAATTACTAATTCTGTTGAATTATCGAATCCGTTTTCAATAATATCCTTATTCATTGCTGGCATAATTGCTCCCATCTTTTTCGTCTTTATCTTCTTGTTCAAATTCCTTTAACATATCTGCGTACATCTCAAGTAATACTGATAACTTATTAGAGTCCTCACTACTCATGAGTATTTTATTTTCCAACTTCCACCAACCGTCACACTCTTTCGTGAGCGTATATAGCATCCAGTGAAGCTCTTCTGGTCTAAGCATATCGTTTAAAATATATAGTTAGGTGTAGGTATTTTAAAATCATAAACCTTTCCCTGCTCAAGACTGCTTAATATACCTACTAAATCTTGCGTCTCCTGCATTAAAAGCATTGCCTGCTCCTCGTCTTCAAACGCGTCTTTGTAAGCGCTTAGAACGGCTGTGTAATAATCAAGCCCTTCAGTAAAGCAAAGTTCGTCTATAATTCTTTCCGCTTTAACTTTACCAACTTTTGGTATTCCAACAATATTATCTGTGGAATCCCCCATAAGAACTTGAATCCAATGATTGTACTCTGCTAAATCTTCGCTAACATCGTAAAGCTCTCGCTTTCCCCAGTTATAGTGAAGACCCGTAATACAGTCTAAATCTTTATCTATTGTGCATATACAAGTATCATCACTAATTTCCATCTGACATATACCTAAAGCATCATCAGCTTCCATTCCATTAACAACAATACAATCCCACTTGTCAATAAAGTATTCCCTAGCTTCGTAAAAGAATTGAGGCTTCTCAAGTTTCTTTCTGTTGCCTTTATATTCTCTAGTAAAAGCTACATCTTTACGGAAGTTACCTCTACCCGTTAAGAATCCTATATACTTCTCTGCCCCAGTAGCGTGAAATACCCCGTTGAAAAGGTCGTCTATTGTTTCGTACATTTCATCCACTCTACCGCCCTCATGTTTCCACGAGGCGCGATATAGTAGAATATCTGCATCTATAAGCGCAATCACTACGCAAGGGCTTTATTAAGAGCTTCAGACTGCTCAGTCGTAAGAGCGTAGTCTTTCATCTTAGATTTAACAACATCACCCTTTCCAGATTCAATAGCTTTAAGCATAGCTTTGTACTTAACATCCGTTAAAGAATCTTTCTTTGTGTGTGACTCGGTTTGCGCTGCGACGTACTTATTATCATCCCACATTCCTAAGAATATATCAGCGTTAAACCCTAACTTAGACAATCCCTTAGTTAAGGCATCAGTAGATACCTTTTTAAAGCACTCGTCATCAAGCCTTCCTTTACTGTTGTGCGTTGCGATAGAAGAGTTTATATCGTATTGATATGTATTACCGTCTTCAACATACCAAAGTACCGCTTGATAGCACAACAATCCCCCTATGTCAACTGAATAAAATTGCTCGTTGGATATTCCCCAACCTCTACCTATCTGACCGAACGCTCGTGTAAGCTCTCGCACTTGATAATGCGCGTTAATACTTGTAAACTTTCTTCCGAAGCCTACTTCTTTTGTGAACGCGGGGTCTGTACCCATTACTTTGTTCCACAGATCCATGTTACTGTTTTCAATCTTACTCATAATTTCTACTTGTTTTGGTTAATTCTTTTAATCACTTTAAGTTTACCGCTTAAATACATTCTCCAGTACCTACGAGACAACGTGGATTCGTCTATATTTACCCCGTAGTAAATTGCTAAGAACTTACGCACAACATTGAGGCAGTAGCCTCTTATGTGTGCCTCTTTAATTGCGTTAGATATTAAACACTTCTCAAACATATATCATACGTTTTTAGTTATTATTACGAAACCTTCGTTAAGTATCAATTCAACCTTCTTTTTTAAAAACCACCAACCATGACCGTTTTCAACTTTACCTCCAAGCTCATGATAGCTCACGTGATAGTCGTCAAGCCTAACTCCAAAATCAATTCCACACTCGATTATCGTTCCTCTAACTTTTACATCTCTGTGTACGCACATCACAAAAACCCTATCACCAATAATTATTTCCTGTTTTAATTTTAACATAACTCTACAATATGTTTAAGATATAATACTTTGTTATATAGTGCTTAGATTTAAGCATAGGGTATACTTATTTCTGAGCATACCCCCTAAACCTTTACAACTATAAACAAATATACTAAATACCTAGTTAGTAACCTCTTTGAAATGACCGCAATCCGTACAGTGTAAGTAAACCATATCACTCTGACCGTACTTTGAGTACGTTCCACCACAAGAACACGCGAGCTTGCAAGATGGTTCGCTTAAACCTACACTACTTACCCCTGCATCATCTTGCCAATAGAACGGGTCTCCGTTACAGAAATCACACGACATTGTACCTTTCTTTACCGCGAAGCACACATCGCATAATGACGAGTTTTCACTCGTAATAACCTTAGTTGATGGTTTTGAACTGCTCCCGTAGTGAGTATATGAACCGTAACCACCCCAACTATTAAAAGTATCAACTGCTTCATGAGTGTATTTCTGCTCTCCTAGCGTTTCTATTAATTCCCTTACCATAACCATGCAATTATACGCATCGTCTATTACAACCGTTTCTTTATCCGTGTGAGGTGAGTAATAACCACAACTCATATTAGCACAACATACACCTACCGCTTGAGCCACCTCATGTACATCAGTAAGCCCCCCAGTAGTAATTTTATAACCTCTATTAGTGATTGTCTCTTTTATCTTACTCTCAAATACATTCCCGAACATAATTACCCCAGAACTTTCAGATACAAAATCACTATTACCTTGCCTATCGCATTGTAACGCGTAACCTACATCCGTAAAGAAACTTAAATCTAAGCTGGAACTACCAACGCATCCTATCTCCTCTTGCGCGAAGAAAACAACTTTGATGTTATCGAAGCGTTTAAGCATCTCAAGAGCCACCCAAACACCTACCTTGTCATCACCACCAGTACCTACTTGCTCCATTTTATCCCCTCTCATAGCAAACAATGTCCCATCTTGCTCGTGAATCTTAAAGTCTGGATATATATCGTGTACTGTATCCGTATGCGATACAACGCAAGGGAAAGCATCAGCATCACCTTTAACGAAGTACATATTATCACTCTCATCTACATACCCCTCAGCTCCGTACTCAATACACTTATCCCAAATGTAGTTTAGTGTCTGTTCATACTCGTAAGAGGTTGCTTGCGTACCTAAGACATCTATAAGTCTTTTTACGCTGTCTATATCTTTTTTCATAACTATGAATGTTTTTAGTTTTAGGTAATTTTACCCGTTAATTTCTTTTGTCAACTTAGAAATCTTGTTGTTAATAGTTACACCACGCTTACCAGTAGCGCTCATAATACTCATAAGCATCTTATTACTTTCGTGTGCAATAATTACCCCTCCGTTGAAGTTTATAGTAAATGTTTCGCTTTTCAACCTGCTAACACCTGCGTAATCAACTATACTCATGTCCTTGTGAATAACTACGCTACCCTCGTCCGTCATAACAACTTTGACATCGAGCTTAAACAGGCGCGACTTCAAGTACTCGCTGTAATATGTTTTAGATTCAAGGCAAAGCTTAGTTTTATCCTCACTCTCGTAAACTTCAACCATTTTATCTTTCCTACTATACCATACCCTTGTAGAAGCGCACATAACGGCTTCGTTTATGTGTAAATACCCGTTATCAGTACTTACAACATCTTTATCGTGGTAATACTTATCAACATCAGTAATGAGTTCAGAGTGTTCGTGTATATATGAAATCCAAACACTTGGTAAATTATCATCATTCGTAATAAACCATTCCCCCAAAACCCAACACCTAATTCTTTGAAGCGATTCATCCGAGTAATCACCACCAATCTCATCGTAACACTTATACCTATCAATATCCGTAGGTATAGCGCTCGTGTTGTTAACTAAAAAACAAGCCCCTTCATTATTTTCAAAAGAATACCTAAAAGTATCTAAGTACGGGTAAGAATCAAAGTTATGCCCGCTATCCATGAAGTACATTAATTCCCCTTTAATGTTTTTTCCGTCTGGAGTTGTAATCTCAGACATATACGAGTGACCTTGCCTAGTCTTGTAGTGCCACCCACGCTCACACGCGTAAGCTTTAAACATTTCTTCATCGGAAGAATCAATAGTGTATATCCTATCCATGAATGTTACAGGCTTTCCGTCAAGGAGAACGCCTTTCCACACTAACGCGCGACCAGATATCCCCTCACCTCTATCAAGAATAAGCACTTCTAAATCGTTTTCCGTGTAAATATCAAAGAAATCTTGACAATCACTACTCCTCATACACGACTCGTACAAAGAACCACAACCACCACCATCATCAGCATCACCACCCCAATCATCACTCCACTCGTAATTCTCCCCTAAATAAGCATATCTAATATCGGACGACATCGTCAGTATCGCGCTCGTGTCCATGGACATGGTTTTAAGCCTGTTTGTGAAGACTTCTATGTGTTGGTTAGTTATTCCGTACTCCGAGTAACTATCCTCCTTTATAATGCGTGATATCAACTTACTCACACGAGTACGTATACGCCTTGTATGGTCTGTAAGAGCCTCGTCTTCGCTCCATCCGTGCCTTTCTATTAGTGATTTAGTAGCAAACGCTACTCTTCCTTTGACATCCACGCTCATAGATATATAGTTAGCTCTCTCACTCTCGTCGAATAAGTGCTCTTCGCTAATATTACCCTCGCTGTAAGAAAGTAATAACTTTTGTACGTTGTTGTCTGATAGCGCTTTCATGCGCTCTAACACTGTGAGGATAGTTTCCCCGAAAATAACTTTTGCCATAATTCCGTTAATTAATTTTTGTTAATAACTACTTTGCTGATTACCTTTGCTGGTTTCACCCACTTACACGACCACCACCACTGATTTTCTTTACACCTATGGAGGGAGTTACCCAACTGTGGCTCATTTCGTGTTATGGTTATAATTCTACCGCACCAATCCATCATGTCGCAATTCCAATTATCTTTATATAATCGCTCTAATTCATCGCGAGATAATACTTCGTACTGATTACCTATTATAATGCTCATAATTAAAGTATATTAAGTTCGCACCATTCCTTCGCGCTCTCTTGCGCTTTACATACATCTTCCCCGATTGAATTATCGGTAAAACAGTCTACGTTTACCCACCTTTCCAATCCTTCAACGCGATTATTAAACCATACATTAAAGGTTGCGCTCTCGTTCCACGAGATTTTGTAGTAATTACACTCGCTCGTGTACACTACATTTCCGAACATTGTTTCTTCTTTTATCATAACTTGTTTCTTTTCACACTAATAAACGATTTGTTAACACCTATGTACTTCATGAATGAGTTGAAAGACATTGCGCCTTTAATTGCATCATTTGATGGCGATGAGTTTTTATACATCGAAAGACTTAAATCGTGAGGAATCCCGCCTTTTTCACAAAATGATAAAATTGTATGCTCGTCGCTAAGGTATAGAGGTTTATTATCTCCAGAACCCCACCTTATGCCATGCTTAAAGATTATATTCTGTGCTGTAACGCTCTCGTACGATGATGTTACGAGAACCTTAATATTTTTAGTTATCTTACTCATGGCTACCCCTCCGTTATTTTAGTTAATCCGTTGATTGTTGTGTGCTTCACAATTACCCCCGTAGAAAGTTGTTTATATTCTACATTCGTATTTCTTCTTCGCTCGCTCAAGTCTATGCGCCATACATACGCCATAGATACTACATACGCGAACATTGTTATAAATAATAAAAACATAATTCTTACCGTTTTGGTTAGTAGTGCGTGAAGGAATCGAACCTCCGTTTCACAGTTGAAAACTGTCCGTCCTACCATTAGACGAACGCACCAGAAAAAGACAAAAAAATACCCCCTGAAAAATCGGCTTTATATTGTTGGTTTGCCAAAAAAAAGTTTCGTGCACATATATGCACATACGATTAGAAACGTGTATAACGCCTAATTAAACGCACGCGGGCTTGCGAAAAGACATATACGCCCCCCCTCCTGCGAAAAGACATATACGTATGTGCGCCCGCGAAAATAAGAAACGTACGCGCTCCTGCGAAAAGATATATACGTGCGTTATAAACACGCGTTATAAGAAGCAAGCCAGCCATTTCTGACCGACTCGCTAATTTTGCAGCTATTTACGCCTTTTGCGCCTGCTCCTCGAAGTACTTGTTTCGGTTCGCTAAACAGCTCTCAAGACGCGATTTTTGAACGACTTTGATTCTGCATATTTGCGCCTTACCACTCTTCGCTTCCAGTGCGTTGAATCCGTCTCTAATTTCGGTGTCGAATGGCACAATCATCGTAATCTCAAGACCGAAGCTCTTGCAGTCTTTAGGGGCTAAGCCTGCATCCTTACCGGCGCTCGTGAATGTACGTTGAATCCTTTTGGCAGCGGCTAAAAGCAGCCCTTCGCCTTCGCTGATGGCAAGCGATCTAGGCTCTTCGATAGCTTGCTTGTAATACACAGCCTCATAGCTCGCTACTTTCTTAAGCAAATCTTCGACCATGGGATTTGTAGCGCCCAGGCTAGCCTTTAGCCCGCCGATAGACTTCGACAAAGCGTCGATTTGTTTCTTCAATTCTGGCGCTGACATTTGCGCAATTGCTTGGGATAATTCTGATTTGTTCATAACGAAATATTTAGTAAGTTAGATATGTATGTAATTACGGCGCTTACATACGTGGCGCTTATACGTGTATGCTAGTGAATGTACGCAACAAGCAAGAACATTGTAAGCATAAAAGCAAAAGCGCTTAAGCAGGCGATTGCACTTTCTTTGATTTGTTCTTTCTTAGTCATAACGAGTATTATTGGTTAGTCGCCGTTGATACATTCGTTGTACCGATTCGACAGGACAAACATACCTAAATCATTTTGGCGTTGGATTGACTTAATTCGCTGATACTCAGTTGATTACGGTAGTATGCAAGCATAACATCGACCTCATTTGGCGTGTATAAACTACTGATAGCCAGCCAGTTACAAGCTTTTAAGGCTTAAACTTTTCATTCCTTATTTAGAATTAATCTAAACTATAATCGTCTGATAGTCAGCAAGATAGGTGTTATGCACTGCATACTATCTATTAGGCACTGCATACTATATAGCTTAACTCGTTGAGGCTCAAGTAGTTACATCATATATTGGATAGTCGGCACGCATACTATCGTGATTTGGTTGATAGGGCTGAAAGCCTTGCTATCATTGGGCTAAAGGTACATATAGAAACGTGTATATCTTCGAGAATGAACGAACTTCGATAAGGGTTATATTGGATAGCTTAAATTGATTAAAGGCTCTAAAAAGCGCTTAAAAAGCTAAACAGTTTTATTTTGAAAATAGTGGTTGAAATATTTGTTTTTAAGTATAATTTTACACGTCTGTTTGCTTTAGACCTTCAAAAATATAAATTTAGACTAATCTAAACACTTTTGCATTGAATATTTAGATGAGCCTAAAAAAAATTGGGCAAATATTTAGACAAGCCTAAAAATATATTGACTATTATATTACAATGTAGATATGTAGATAACTATATATGTTTTCAGTTGATGAGTACATATACTTAACTATATATATAGCTTTGATCATGTGTGCATATTCCCTAAACATTCATATATAGATATGTAGATATGTAAGACCGTCGATATGTTTAAAATAGGGGGGGAAGCAACCAACGAATACGTGAACTCTCATTGAAGTGTTGAGGTCTAATAATATAACCTTATCTTTATTGAAAATATATACCCCTCAAAAAAAATATATAATATACACAGTAACGTATAAGTAGTGTTGAGGTGTACTAACATAAAAATAGAGGTATAAGTATACCCCCTTTACTTTTTTAAATCAACTCACCCTCGTTTACAGACTGTGTATCGAAGTTAAAGAGAACTTCTCTTTTCGTCCTCGCGATGCTGCGGGTCTTAGACAACTCTTTGGCGAAGGTACAGAAAATAAATGATACTTAGTATAGATAATTCATATTTTTTTATTATATTTGCGACTATGAGCGAGAAAGGAAAAGGGAAACCAGTTACTAAATACGTTTCCGAGAAAGGGAAACCTTCTAGGTATAAACCTGGAACGTCTGGTAATCCATCAGGTAGGACAAAAGGGTCAGTAGGAAAGATAACTAAGATAGGCAGAGATACTATTGCTCTTGCACTTCAAGGTAATGTTGATGAAATATCTTCAGCGCTTCAAGAGTTAAGGGCTAGTAGTGCTAAAGACTTTATTGATTGTATAGTTAAGTTACTCCCCTACGTTACACCTAAATTATTAGCTGCTCAAGTAACTGAAGAGAGACACCACAAGATTGAGATTAATTTAAGCCCCGACACTTCAGCTATGGATATAAAATCCATGTTAGGTGAAGATAGTGTTGAGGATATAGAGTTTGATGATTTATAAAAAAGAAAGATATGGATAAGATTAACACAAAAAGTAAAGATTACAAGGATGTGCTAGGGGGTTTGCCTGATTTAACTAATAGAGATAAAGATACTCAAGACGTTCTAGCTGATGTTGTAGATAAGGTTAACAGCGTTATTGATTTAGGGAACTTAGTTGAAGGGTTTACTTTCGATTACATTTCCTCATCTGGTAGAACATCTGCAAAGTTGAAGATAACGCACACGTCTTCAGGGAAATACTTTCAGATAAACGCCGCGAATTAGAGTCGTAGTTTAGATAAAAACACTTCAACCAATAAACACCTTAGAGAAACGAATCAATGGGTAGGAAATCAAAAGATGAACTAGCACAAGACGCATTATCGGGAGACGTCAAGCAAGCACTAAAGAAAAAGCTTTGTGAGTTATCGTACTTTGAATTTTTTAAAGAAGCCTTTAAGGTGGTTGAGCCAGCCGTTGAACTGGATATTAACTGGCATCACCGCTATATATGTAAGATATTACAGGACGAAGCTGAGAGAATCATACGAGGGGAAGACAAGCAGCGAGATATTATTATCAATATCCCGTTCCGCGCTTCTAAGTCTCTTATGTGCACCATTCTTTTTCCAGTGTGGTGTTGGATTCGTGACCCCAAGCTTCGATTTATTACTGCTTCTTATAGTGCATCTCTGTCTATTGAGCACAGCGCTAAGTCAAGAGACGTAATAACATCTAATTGGTTTCAAGAGAACTGGGGAGAGGACTTCCAGATTAAGCCAGACCAAAATACAAAACAGAATTACGTTAACAACGAGACAGGTAGTAGGAGAGCTACATCTGTTGGAGGTACTGTTACAGGTGCTGGAGCTTCGATAATAATTGTCGATGACCCTATATCTCCAAAGCAAGCTGCCTCTCAAACAGAAAGGAGTCATGCGAACGAGTGGTATACGAGTACGCTGTACTCAAGGCTAGATAACCCTAGAACTGGCGTGAGGATTATAATCATGCAGAGGTTACACGAAGACGACCTTAGCGGTTATCTTCTTAGGGAGAATCCTGACAACTATAAACATATTTGTATTCCCGCTGAAAAGGAAGGCAACTTATCACCTAAAGGCTTAGAGAAGTTTTACAAAGAAGACTTATTTTGGGATTCAAGATTTTCAAGAAAGATTCTTCAAGACTATAAATACCAACTTGGTAGTTATGAATATGCTGGTCAACTTCAGCAACAGCCTGCTCCTGCGGATGGGGGAATCATTAAGCCTGAATGGTTTAACTACGAGAAGACTTTTGACGAGGATTTAGTATGGCATTTCGTTATTGACCCTGCGTACACATCAAAGCAAAGTAATGACCCTTCAGCGATGTTAGTGTTTGCAATTAAAGAAAATAATTACTATATTCGCAAGGTTGAAGAGAGATATTTAGAGTTCCCAGAGCTAGTGAAATATATAGTTGACTTTTGCCAAAAAAATGGTTATACTAATCGCTCAAGGATTTATGTCGAACCAAAGGCTAGTGGTAAGTCCGTAGTACAGACTCTACGTAGGTCTACGAGATTAAACATACTAGAAGCTAAGTCTCCAACAAAAGACAAAGTAGCTAGAGTTAGGGATGTTGTAGGTATGATAGAATCTGGAAGGGTAACTTTAATAGAAGGGAAATGGACAGATAATTTCGTTTCACAATGTTCTCAGTTCCCTAATGCGAGACACGATGATATGGTTGATTGTTTGCAGATGGCGTTAGATAGAAGTAATAAAGGTTCAAGGATAACAGCGTTTAGATAAACAACAGAAACAAAAAAGGAATAGTAGATGAGAGATTTTCACGGACACGACATACCCGAATGTTGGGAAGATGTATCAATAGATATGTACTCGAAGTACGGTGTGGCAGTTGAAAAGTTTAACAGTGAATTAGATAAAGCTGAAGAAGGCGAAGATTCGCTAACGGTTACAATAAGGGAGGTTGAGCTTCAAGCTTCAATATTTAAAACCATGAGTGGTATAAATAACGAGGACTTAGGTAGTGTCGATATAGGATTCATTTCTTCTTACGTTGAAGAGTTAAGTTTCCTTTCAGAGATACGCCAAACAACAGAGTTAAAGAGCTTTGTGTTTGAGGGTGAGTTATATGAGATACCTGAAAAGGTGAACATGAATACTCAATTTGGTCAGTACTTAGAAGCTATGCAGGTGGAGATGGTATTTAGAGAGGCAGGTGAAGGTTCTCTTGATTACTTACCAATACAGCTAGCGCATATTTGTATGAACGGTGAAGATTATCACCCTAAGAAAAGGGACATATTAGCAGAGAAGTTTAAAGAACTTCCAATTACAGTAGGCTTGGACTTCGCTTTTTTTTTGAGCAGTCAGTCGCTGACTTACAGCAAAGCTCTTCAGTTGTACACAGAAGGGATAGCCCGAAAGAGCGAAGGGTATATGAAAAGTATTTTAAGACGTTTGGTTGGATTAAAACGCTTTATGAACTTGCGGAAGCTAATGTCTTTACGTTCGGTGGGCACAGCGCTGTTGACAGTGTTAAGCGTACACCTACGGGAGAAGTGTTCATGTATTTATCGTTACTTCGTGCGAGAGGTAACTACGAAGTAGAGGCTAGCGAATTAAGAAAAGAATAAAACCATCATGGCAGTAGTAACATTAGCAACTATAAAAACAAAACTCAGCGACGCTGTAACAAGCACTGCTGGGTTAGAATCTTTAGAGTTTACTCACATATCAGAATTAACAACTAAGCACAATGTTAGTTATCCTTGCTTAGTGTTTGATATTCCAGATACAACAGAGTTAAACTTCAATAGAGATGTAGAGAAGTACGCGATAGAGGTTTACGTGCTAGACTTAAATTCTAGTCACGCATCTTTCGATGCTCACTACGACTCAACAAAAACTTTAATGAGGACTTGGTATAAAGCTTTATTAGACCAAAACAACTTAGATATAATTATTGAGCGTGAAGATATTGATATTGAGAGAGTTCAGAATATAACTCCAGACATCGTTAGCGGCGTTATGGTTAAGTTAGGGTTAACAGTATCATTCTACTAAGGTATGGCTGAAAGTGGTTCTATAAATAGAAGAATGGCAGGTATCGCAGGTTATATAACTCGTGTACTACGTCAAGAGCTTGAGGTTCGTGGTCACAATGTGACTAGGGATTTAAGTAACTCTATACATACAAGGTGGAATCACGGAACTAAAAGCTTTGACATAACTATGCAAAAGCACGGGCAGTCATTAAACAGTAGAGATATATATAAGGTTTTTCCTCCCGTTGATAAAATACTTCAATGGATTAAAGATAAAGGGATAACCCCTTACTCTGACATAAAAGGTAAATCTAAAGCTGACAAACAAGAAAGATTAGCTTTCGCTATACAGAAGAGTATGGGTAAGAATGGGTACGGGTTAGAGGATAAAAATAAAAACCCTATTGGGTGGATACAGATGGCTATTGATAATGCCTCAGGTACTATTGTATCAATCTTGCAAGATGAATTAAGAACTGACTTAGGTATCACGGTAGATAGAAATCTATCAAGATTCTATAAAAAATAAAAAAGAACAATGGCTGAATTACACATAACATTTAGCAACCCACCAACTGACGGCATTATACATACTGCTGATAGACCAATAATAGTGGAAGCCTCTTACGCAGGGGGCGGAACTACGCCTGTGTTAATAAACTTACAACCACAACTTTATGACAACGCATCGGCTACGTGGTTAAATACGGGGCAGCCTTTAGTTCAAGCTAGAGATAAAGACTTAAACGGTAGTGGGTTTGAGGTATTCACATTTGATGTTTCTGGATTTTGCAGGTCTTATTGCTTAAAGTATTTTGACCAAAACGCATCATCAGACAGAAAGCCAGTATTTAAGTCTGATAAATACATAGTTGAATTTAGGTTTGTCGCCACTAAGTGGGTTTCAAATGACGGCGTACTAGAGCACCACGACCCTTCTGGGTCTAGTGTCACTAGCCTTGAGTATAAGGTTATAGACGCTACTATTGATGACTTCATTACTATTGATGATAATAACGAGAACTTATCAGGGGATAACGTTAAGTTTATGGTTCAATCAGATACAACTGGGTGGAGTAGACCCTCTAATTGTCCTGGTAACTTAGAGAGACGGTTTGACCAAAACCAAAAGGTTTGGACGGGAATACTTCTAGGCAACCACGACCCTGGGTCGCTATCTCACAGGTTTAGCATACCTTATACTGCTGGTGTTGGTAGTTTAAGTGTTGTTGAAGCTATAAGTTCAGTTGCTGTCAATTCTTTTTACGCAACTTCTTTATCGAAGGACGCTATAAATGAGGGTTCGATACTATCTGGTAGCGCTCTCTTCGGCAACTCAATACCAGATGATTTAGCTTTCACTACATCATTCAACATATCTCCAGAGCTTATTGGAGACCAGAGGTGGAGGATGCTTAAAGGTATGAGGCATAGAACTACCACGCCTATATATTGGATTAACGACTACAACTTTATAGACTTCTATAATTTTGAAGGGTTTAGATTTGAAGAAGAGAATAGTGAGAAGAACCATTTCTTTAGAAAGAAAACAAACTTCACTAACTCTATGGAAAGCAACTTCGGTACAGCTAAAGGGACTACCGTAGTTGGTGGGACTGTTGGTTCTAAGGGTGTAAGTAAAGAAGGCGCTGAGTGGTTATCAGAAATTGGTAGAAGTACCGAGGTTTACATATACGACTTAGAGACATTTAACTACATACCTATATTGATAGACGAACTAAACGTAGTCACGTTAAACGATAGCGGATTATTATCAGTAGAGGTTTCATACATAAAGAGTACTAAAAGTAGAGTAGGATAAAAGATGGCTAATAACTTAAAATTACGTATACAAAACGGTACTAAGGTGTTATCTGGAGATTTCATACCCGTAGGTTCTAACGAAGACTTTAATGACTGGACTGACGGAACTCCTGTTGGATGGACTCCAATTAATATAGATAATTCTGACGCAGTATCTCAATTAGATAATATTGATTTCGATACTGACGTTGATGGTGATGGGGATGATATAATTCCTTTATTCGGAGGTCAAATTAACCTACCCGAAGCGTGGACTACAAAGCTTAACGGATTAGTTAACAACGGATTAGACTCAAGCGGAAACCCGATAGAAAGCACTACCGCTTTCCTTCCCGCTTTAAAGTTTGATGTAGCTGATTCTGTCGGCACTATAACTAGAGAGAAAGCAGACTACTTTACTTATGCTAACAACGACTCAGATGGTCAATACACGTTTGGTAGCTGGTTTGTGAAAAATTATATACCTAATAGAAATGACCTTAAAACGGGTGTTCAGCACAGGGTTTCGCACACTATGGTACAGCTTTGCGCAAAAAACCAAGACATTAAAGCCTTTCAGCAGTGGGGTCAATTTACTGATTATGACACAAGTAGAAATACTCAGTTTATAGCTAAGAGTGTATTCCAGAAGGATTCGATAGGTGGGTTCGCTTTGATATCTATAAATTTAAATCAAGCACTAGTCTCTACCAACTGGAGAGATGGTGACGTTCTGGTTATAACTACAAATACTATTGACGAAGACGCTGAATACGATAAAACATATAAGCGAGAAGCATTGGTTGAGGTTAACTTAACGGAAAGAAAGATAGATTCACAAGATGTACTTATACATAAGAAGTTATACGTTAATTCAAACGACTTAACTATAACTATAAGGAGTCTTGACGGACAACTAACCAACTCTAGGATTGAAATTAAAGATATAGTGTTCCATTCTGGAGAAGACTCTTACGTTGACGTTGAAACTCTTGGTGGTGTAACTATTTATCACGACAACACTAGAACTGCTCACGCCCCCCCAGAGATAAGTCAACACCTCAAGGAATACTCAATAGGTAAAACTATAAACCTCGCTGTGGATGTTGTTCTTTCAACTATGAATACAGTATACGATAATGTGATAGTAGATTTTGGAGGTGTTAATTCATATCTGATAACTGCGACAGGTGCTCACACCTTTTCAATGATTGCTGACGGTCAGTTTGTTAGAGTTAGGTTAAGTGGTAAGGATGGTGCTAATGGGACGATAGCTCATTTTAGTGAGATATCAGTATCGGTCAGTTCAACTACAACTAACTCAATAACACAAGTTGGAGACCCTACTGTAAGTCCGTTCACGTCAGAGGTTCGTATACACAACTCTGCTGAAAACTCAAAGAGGGTTGATTATGGTATAGCAACGTCTTTAGATTTTAAAGTTGGAGAGACTTATAAGATTGACTTAGATGTAAATTCAATATCGGCTAACACTGAGATTAAAGTTCTAATAAATAGGGTAGAGCAATCTACAATAACATCTTCAGGAGTATCAACTATAAATTATACACCGACAGAGAAAGTATCCTCACTTCAACTTAGAGTAGCGTCAACCAATAATGGCTCTACTGATGTGAGTCTAAACTCAATGAAGACATTCCTGAATAAACTGAAGATTTCTAACGTTTACAGTGAGCTCGATTTTTACGAAGACACTGTGATAAATTCAACATTCGCAGTTAAAGATGCAGAGTATTTATCTACAAATAATGGCGATTACAGTAAGACAATCAATATTCCTGCAAGTGTAAATAATTTAAAAGCTTTTAGCGGTCTTCATGAAATAACACAGAAAGATAATTTAGGAATACGCAATGGTGTACCTTTTATTCTAACTGAAGATGGTCAAAACATATTAACAGGTAAAGCCTTTTTAGTTGGGGTTAAATACGCAATGGATAGCGCTGAGTATTTAGAGATTGAACTTAAGGGTGGTAATAATGATTGGTCTGAAGTTATAAAAAATAAGGAGTTAAGCGATTTATCTATGGGAGTTGAGTCTATTTCCACTGACTCTATAATAGTATCAAATTCATTGGGGTCACTATCTAACGTGTGCTATCCTTTGCTTGACTTAGGTGAGTGGGGTATTAATGATGGCGCTTATACTTTAACCCCCGAACATATAAGACCCGCTTATAAGATTAGTAAGGTTTTTGATTCTATTTTTAACGAATCTGGATACTCAATTAAGTCTAACTTCTTTGAGGATAATAATGACTTTGATAACGACTTCTCGCCTGAGTTTCACAATAACTGGAAAAAGTTTATAGGGGTAAATGGAAATCCTAAGAGGAGTCAGAAGTCTATAACTGAGAGTGTTTTAATGGTTTCAACGACGACAGACGCTCAATCACTAAATAACTACAACGGAGTTCTTCCTAAACTTATAGATTCAATGGATTACTCTGGTCAGTTTGGGAATATGTATTGGGGGGATATAGACTTAGAGCTAGACAACCCACTACTTAGCGCAACAGGTCATTACTTAGCCTTAATAGAGCACGCTGTTGTTAATTTTGAAACAACACATATTGATGGATTAAATCAGGTAAGCTCAAGCTCAACTCCTTTTGGTTTTTTAGAGAACGACTATTCTGGAGATTTCTCTTATCCTAATAACGGGACTATGTTTAATGTTGAGCTTTCTGGGGTCTACGATATAGATTTAACGATGAAGCTAGATATAATTAGGGGTGCGCAAGGTAATTTTTTTACAGGATATGTTTATGCTTTCTTGGTTAAGCAAGGAACTAGTTTGAATGAGTTTTTCAGTATATTCAGACAGTCCTCTTATAAAACAGTACACGCAGGGGAAGGTAACGGGTTAAAGGAATTTGCTATATCTCAAAACCAATATCTAACTGCTGGAGCTAACTACCAATTATATGTTTTTCAACAGGATATTAACGAGGGTAGTGTTTACGGGTTTAACCATAGCTTCATATTAAAGTCTTGTGACTTATCAATGAAGTTGTCTGAAAACATAATGCCTGACAATGTAATGTATGAATCTTGGAATGACATGATTCCTGAGTATAAGGTAGCAGATATATTGCCATTTAAAACTCAGCTAGAATTTATATCCGAAGTTAGCAAGATATTTAACCTTACATGGCAGACAAACCCAATAACTAAAGTTATAGAGGTAGAACCTTATAATGATTTTTACGACTGGAGTGGGGATAAGTTTGATTATTTAGACTGGAATGATAAGGGGTATATTGATAGTTTTAAATCTGACTCTATACTAAAAGGAGCTTTAAGCTATACTTTTAATAGCGACTCATCAGACGGCTCTCTATCGTATTACTCTCTAAGTGATGATATACAATTTGGAGACAAGAAGGTTATTACTGGGGTTTACAGTAAAGACGACCATAAGCATGAACTGAGAATATATTCATCAGCTAAGATGGGCGAGGATAGGTTTATATCTAATATAAACAACCCTAATAGTGATTCAGGTTCTGCAATAAGGTTAATGAAAATTCATAGTGGCTCTGAGTTCAAAACATACTACTCTTCAAACGGAGACAAGCCAGCGGTGGTAAAATCATTCGGGCATAAGTTAGCTATATTTGACTCTGTAAGGGAAACCCCTCAAGGTACAGATATAAGATATTCATTAAAAAAAGTTTGGAGTAGTTCTTCTAATGAGTGGGTTATGGAAAATAGGGTTGAGGGGGCTTACGCTTACGCTTATACTTATACAGACGTAGACTCCACTAAGCCTGTATTAACCTTCTCTGAACAGACCGTTACGGATGCGGACAACGCACCAGCTACGGTAGGAGGGTTATATAACACGTATCACCAGAAAAGGGTTGAAATGCTAAAATTCTCAGACAGGATAGCAATAGCATTAGTTAACCTAAGCTACAACGATATACACGAGCTAAACTTTAGAAGGTTAGTTAAATTAGACGGTGCTTTGTATATGATAAACAAGATTAAAGATTATACTCCTAACTCAGATGAGCCGACAGAGGTTGAGTTGATATTAGTAACGCCTCGCGGTAACAAAGAAAAAATATAAGCTATGAGTAGCAAGAAGAGATTATTAGATTTAGGTATAGACGTAACTGGCTTTGATAAGCTAGTTAAGTTAACTAAAGCCCTTGAAGATGAGAAAAGGGTTTTAGCAGGGTTAAATAAAATTAAACTTGAGGGCGCTAAGTTAGATAAGAGGCAGGCTAATACTCAAGCAGAGGCTACCGTAAAAGTCAAGATGCACACAGCGAGTATAGGTAAGCTTCAAAACAAGATGCTTGGGTTAAATACTGTTCAAGGTAAATCTAACAAGGGTTTAATGGGTATGATTTCTACGTTTGGTAGAATCACTGGGGCTATATTCCTTGCTCAAAGAGCTTTCTCTTTAATCTTCGGAGCTGTAATGGCTACCGTAGATGCTTATGCAGAGTTCGAGAAGACGTTGACTAACGTTATGTCCCTTATGACTCAATCTCAAGTAGATTTATTCAAGGATGATATGTGGGACACTGGAATAAGTTTAGTGAATAAGTACGGCTTCGCAGTTAAGGACGTTAATAAAGCTATGTTTGATGCTGTATCAGCAGGTGTTAGCGCGTCAAACTCTATGGGGTTTATGAAGACAGCTTCCATGTTAGCCGTTGCTGGTGTGACTCAATTAAAGGATGCTACTCTAGGATTGGTAACTATATTGAATTCTTACAAAATGGAGACCAGTGAAGCTCAAAGAGTTGCTGAAGTCCTATTTACCACACAGAAGTTCGGTGTAACAACTGTTGAACAGTTATCTAAATCTATTGGTATAGTAGCACCATTAGCAGCTTTAACGGGAATATCGATAGAAGAACTGGGGGCATCTATGGCTACAATGACTAAAGGTGGTCTTAATACCGCTATATCGGTTACGGCTTTAAGGTCTGCTTTAGCTACGATGATGAAACCCGCTAAAGAGTCGAAGGATTTATTCGTTAAATGGGGAGTACCTATGGGTACTGCTCAAATGAAAGCTGTTGGATTTACTGATACAATGAAAAAGCTACACGTAGTTCTAAGGGATAGTCCTTCTGATTTTGAGAAGATGTTTGGAAACATTCGTGGACTAACGGCTGTCGTGTCTATTGGTGGTGATAGGTTTGAGGATTATAAAAACATACTTAAAGAAATTACCGAAGATACTGGCGATAATTCATCTTTAATTAAGGGTCAAGGAGAACAGATGGAGACAACTCAAATGTCTTTAGACAGGCTTTCAGGTTCTTGGGAGACATTTAAGATAGCTATGGGTGAGGATACTAGTGGTATGATAAAGGATGTATCAGATGAGTTATCAGTATTACTAAACATAGCAGCAAGCGATGAGGGCGGTATCTGGGAGGCTATTGCGGCTTTCGTAGGTACAGCTTACAACCCAATAATGGTAGCTCAGGTAAACGCTCAAAATATAGTTATTCAGGAGAATAAAAAACTAATAAAGAACGCCGCGGAAGCGCTTAGAGGTTGGCGTGAGGAACTGTCACTTAGCGGTGATATAACTAAAGAGCAGGAGGGACTATATAGGAGGTTTATAGAAGATTATGAACGGTACTACGAAGGGTTGGATGCTATTGATAAGGTTTTTTGGAGAGATAGATATGATGAAGCTAAAGCCTCTATAAATAAAATAGATACACTAAAAAATGAAGCTGATGCGGCTAAAACTAGAAGGCAAACAAAGGCAGGTAAAGAAGCTCAAGCGTTTGACGCGATAGAATTATTCCTGAGAGAGAAACTAGAAAAGGAACTAGTTGATTTAACTATGGATTCTAGTAAGTCGTCCGAAGAAATTAACCTAGAAAGTAGAAATCTTAAAATAAAGAATTACAAAACACTTATATCTTTCGCTAAATCTTTTGGCATAGAATCAATAGAGTGGGAGAAGCTTCTAGCCCAAGAGACGTTAAAGATAAAGGAAGACGAAAGAAAAGCTAGGAAAGGACTCGTTAAACAATCCGCGGAAGATGAATCTAAGTGGAATAAACTGAAAGCAGAAGCTATAAAAACCGAGGCTCAAGCTGAGATTGATGCAGAGAAAGCGAAGTGGGGTTTAAAGGCTGACGCAGTAAGAAGGGGTGTTGATGCTATAAGCGGGTTGATGGAATTAAAGGCTTCTAATGAAGCTAGGCAGAGAGACGCTGAGTTGGCTAGTCTTGACGAGAGATTCAATAACGGTATTATAACTGAGGAGAGGTACAACGAAGAGAAAGAGCGTATAAACAAAGAAGCTTTCTCGAAAGATAAAAAAAGAAGGCAAGCTGAAGTACTACTAAATACAATACAATCAGCGGCAGATGTTTTGATTGCTCAATATGAGAGGACTGCTGTAAATCCAGTTTTAGCATTAGCCATGACCCCAGTAGTTATAACTCAACTAGCTTTAATAGCAGCTACTTCAGCAGCGAACGTAGCTATGATTGGAGCACAACAATACGCTTTAGGTGGTATGGTTCACGGTAACACTCACGCAGCAGGCGGTGAAAGCTTTGCTGTTGGTGGTCGTGTAGTTGAAATGGAAGGTGGTGAAGCTGTCTTAAATAAAAGAAGTACTCGTATGTTTAGAAACACTCTAAGCGCGATGAACGTAGCGGGTGGTGGTAAGTCATTCTCTTCCCCTAATATGTCAGGAGCTGGGCTTATAGACTACGACAGACTAGCTAAAGCTATCGGTCAGAATACTCACGTAGCTATTCCAGTAGATACTTTGAATAAAGTTCAGAAAAGAGTATCTTTGATTGAAAGTTCTTCAAGGTTTTAATAAAACAAGAAACACAACGGAAATGGTTTACAACGATTTAGAGGTAGAGCTTAAAGATAAACTAGGAGGGAATTACCCCGTACATGAAGTCATTAATGAATTACGTGAGATGGGTATACTTAACTTGAGCGTAGTAAGAAACTTTCTTATACGTAAAGACTTTGATAAAGCTATGGTTAGTGGTGATTACGATTATATGAAGGTTTTATTTATAGACCTCTCTATAAAGTATGATTTATCTACTAGGCAAGTTCAAAGGATTATCTATAATGAATATAAGAAATAGACCAGAAATGTCGCTGATAGTGACGATTATAAAGTAATTTTGTAAGACTATGAAGAAATGGTATTCGTTTAAAGCATTAGCAGATAACTCAGTAGAGTTATATATCTTTGAGGAGATTGGTTTGTATGGAGTGTCTGCTCAAGATTTTGTTTCAGAATTATCTGAACATAAAGGTAAAGATATTACTGTTCATATTAATAGTCCTGGTGGGGACGTGTTTGACGGTCAAGCTATCTATACTGCTTTAAAAAATCACACAGGAAAAGTAACAACTAAGATTGAAGGTTTGGCAGCTTCTATGGCTACAATCATTTCCCTTGCAGGAGATTCGGTTGAAATGTCTGAGAACTCTTTGTTTATGATTCACACGCCCTTAACAAATGCGTTTGGAAATAAAGAGGAGCTGCGTAAGCAAATAAGTATCCTTAATAAACTAGAGGACACTATGGTTAGCATTTACAGTTCTAAAAGCACTCTTGAAGAGATTGATATTAGGGCTTACATGACTGACGAGACTTGGTTTAGTGCTGCTGAAGCAAAGGAAGCTGGATTCATTGATGTAATCACTGATGAGATTAAGGTGGCAGCTAGTTATGATATTACAGCGTTCAAAGGTATGACTGCTACTGATATACAAAAAACATTCAAAGGAGGTTTAACAAACGAAAACAACAAAGACATGACTGACGAAAACAAGAATTGGTTTGTAGCGCAACTAGATAAATTATCAAGTAAGATTGATAAGTTTATAGGTAATAGTGAGGTTGAGGATGTACCTACCCCAGTGGTAGACCAAGCACCAGAAGCGCCAGAAGTACCTACGGATTCTGATAATTTAAGAGCGCAGATTGCAATCTTAGAAACAGCTAACGAGGGATTAACAAACCAACTAAGCGAAACTAAAGAACAAAGTACAGAAGATACAAGTGTTCTTGAAGGTAGGCTTACAGGTATGGAGGCAGAGATTTCAAGATTGAAAGCTGTTCCAACTGGAGGTCTAGGTTCTGACCCATCATTGAATACACAGCCAAACGCTGATAAAGATGGATGGGATATATTCGCTGACAATTTAAGAAAGTAAAAAATTAATAACTAAATAATAAAAAGATTATGGCAAACGCTATATCAACGAGTCTATCAGGATTCGTACAAGAAGATGTTGAAAAGTACTTCTTATCACCTTTATTCTTAGGTGAGGAGTACTTAAATAATTTCGACTTATTAAGCAACGTGAAAGGTTCTATTGCATTAGACCATTTTGCTTCTGCTGAAAAAATTACAGTAGCACATAGTGGAGCTGCATTTGCAGGTACTGCTGGAGCTGCGTATACTCAAGTTAGCTTAGTTACTGGTCAAGTAGAGGCTGAGTTTGAGCAACGCTTCAATACCTTTGAGGGTACTGTAAAGTCTAAGGCTCTTAAAATGGGTACTGCTAAAGATGATATTGATGGAACGGTTCTAAAGACTATCATTTCTGAAATGATGTTACAAGGTGTTAAACGCGACTTTAACCGTCAAATATGGTTTGGTGATACAGGTATGACGGGTACGGGTGCTGCTAACTATACGCCTTACAACGGAATCTTTGTAGCTTTACAAGGCTTAGATGCTGCTCAAGAATTAGTTATCGGTATTACTGCTGATACTCCTTCAACTGGATGTACTTTAGCTGCAACGGGTGTTTACACTGGTGCTGAATTGATTTCAATCTTTGAAGCTGTATATGATGCTGCTCCTGCTGAGTTGAAAGAACTCCCTAAAGTGATGTTCATCTCTGGTGTTATTGCTGACGCGTACATGAAGTACTTACGTTCGCAAGGTGTGTCGGAATCGTTCGTTATATTACAAGACGGTACTCCTAAATTAACTTGGAACGGTATTGAATTAGTTGTTCGTAGAGATTGGGATTCAATTATTGGAAGTGACTACGCTCTTATTGATGACGCTAGTGCTGCTGATTCTATTGGTCGTGTTGTAATGGTTGCTAAACAAGCTATCGCTGTCGGAACTGACTTTGATTCTGCAACCTTCGATACTTGGTTCTCTCAAGATAATAAAGCTTACCGCTTTAGACTTGGATACCTTGCTGGTGCTGCATTGAAAGATAAGAAGTTAGCAGTAGTTGCTTATCACAAATAGAAGATATATGTATTAGAGAGGGGGGCTTAACGCTTCCCCTTCTAACACTTATTCTTTACCAAACAAAACAAATTATAACTTTTAAATACTTTACAAAATGGCTTTAACAGCGATATCAGTAAGCTCCGCTGACTTTATACAAAAAGGAGGCGTTGAAAAGGTTACCATGCACAACGCAGGTGAAATTTCATCAGCACTAGCATTAGCTGACCATAAAATGTCTTTTGGTGGTGATGCAGCGGCTAAAGACTTAGTATTCGACCCAGAGACAGCTAAATTGACTGTCTCGTCAACTAGAGAGAGAGGATTTTCAGTAATCACGGCAACAGTAGAGGGTTACGTTTCAGGATTAACCAACGCTAAAATTGCGGCTTTACAAGCCAACAAAGACCTTCCTTTAGTTTGTTTAGTTCACTTAAATAGTGATGAAAACTTTATTATTGGGTGGGATGACATCTATGGTGAGGCTGCGGATTCATTAATGCCTGCTTATATTGACAGCATTGAGATTGATTCTGGGGCTAAGAGAGGTGACACTAATGGCGCTACGATTAAAATTGTAGCTATCATGGGTGAAATGCCTAGAGAGGTAGGATAATATCTATCAAACTATATAATATATTTTAGTGAGGGGATATACGTATCCCTTTACTTTTATATATATTTTACTTATATTTACTAAAACTTTTTTTGATATGGCTACATACGGAATTGTTGATGGAAGTGAGGATACGGTTATTTTTGGTTTAAAACTAAATAAAGCCCTAAAGGAACTCAGTCAACAAGAACTTAAAATGCTTTACGATATGGGTCACGAACTCGTATGCGTAGAGAAAGAGACTAAGAAGAAGAAACAAGAATCTACTAAAGAAGACTAATAGTGGGTAAGAAAGCTAGAGGCAAATCAAAAACTCAAAGGACTATCGAAAGACCTACTGGTGTTAGAGGCTCTGAGGAGGTTATACGTAAAAAAGCGAAAGGCTTATTTAAGTTTGATATTGTAAGCTTATCTAATCCAGTTGTTTATTTAGAAAAGGATGAATCAAGCGTTAATACTGAGTATTACCCGTTTGGTGACGATAACTTATTCCCGCAATATTTAACGGAATTAAAAAGGAAATCTAGTACTCACAGAGCTATTCTAGCACAGAAAGCTACATACTCTGCTGGTAGTAAGATAACCTCAGATAGTGACATCCTTAATGAACTCATAAGAAGGGTTAATCCTAACCAATCACTAAAAAGCCTTAACAGGCTTCTTGATGACGACTACTATACTTTTGGTAATGCTTATATGGAGGCTGTTCCTTACGAGGGCGGCTATAACTTCTATCACTTAGATTCTTCTATGTGTAGGGTTAGTAAAGACCTTCAGCAAGTTTTATTTCACCCTAACTGGGAGAAGGTTGGTAGTAATTTAAAAGGCATCAAGAGAGTGCCTAGATACCCTAATAAAGCTAATGACGGCAGAACCGTTATTCACTTTAAAGATTACGAGGCTGGATTCCAGCGTTACGGTATTCCAGATTATATAGCGGCAGCTTCTAACGGAGCTATTGAGGTTGATTACCTTATACAGAGATATAATCGCTCAAAGTTTGAGAACGGCTTTATGCCTTCTGCTATTATTGAGATAGACGGCTCTATGAGTGACAAGGAAGCTGAGGACTTGATTGACTTAGCTCAGAGTAAGCTTACTGGTGATGGTAACAACGGCAAGATACTATTCTTACTAAAAGAAGGTGGTGGTCAAGGGGCTAACGTAACTATACTTGAAGATAACAAGGATGGTAGCTTCATGGAGTACCAAGAGCTTACACGTAACAACCTTGTTACAGCCCATAGATGGCAACCTGCGTTATCAGGTATAGTGTCTAGTGGGAAAATGAATAATACTGGTAGTGAAATTAGGATAGCGTATGATTTAGTTATGCGAACCGTAGTGCAAGATACTACCGACCAAGTATTTAACGTTATTAAAGATGTTATTGGCGAGTTACTAGAAATAGATTCATCATCAATGGCTATTCAATTTGAGTCTCCTATATCTTACGCTTCTGATATTGATATTACACAAATAGCAGATGTTAACGAGCTTAGAAAGCTTATAGGGTTAGAGGAAAGACAAGACCTTGAAGGTATATTTATTAACGCATTAAAAGAAAGTAATGGCAGCGATAGATTATAGACAGTACGCTAACCTAGTTACCGCGTCTGAGGTTGTAACTAAAGTTATGACTAATTCTAACTTTGACGTTAGCTTAATAGACTCTGACACGATTCTTATCGCTGAAATAGCCCATCTTAAAGAGCATTTAGGTGATGAGTTCTGGGGTAAGTTAAGACTTAGAAATGACGGGGAGACTCTATCTACTGACGAGACTACGTTGTTAAATAATTACATAAAACCTTGCTTGTCTTACTTCGTTAAGTACGAAGTGTTGAACGACTCGCAATACAATACTACATCATCTGGGGTAGTCCTTAATGACGGCGAGTTTACGTTAAACGCTAATGAGTCTGAGTTTGAAACCTTAAAGAACGATTCTTTACGTAAGGGGGAGTTGCTTAGAGGTTCGATGATTGAATGGCTAGACCATAATGATAATCTCGGCGTTTTTATTGATTACGAATCTGGTAATAATAAACACGAAAGCGGTGACAAAGCTAGATTAATTGGAGGAATAATAACTTACTAAAATACACCCCGTAAATTGGATAATAATATAAAGATAGTAAAAGACACGTTTGAGACGGCATTTGTTAACGGAGGTCTATTAGCTATATCAATAAGCGATGTAGAGGGATGGTTAAGGTTAGCATCAATAATTCTAGCGATAGGGTATACTGCTGATAAATGGTATTTGGATTATAAAAAAAGGAAAGGAAACTCAAAGAAATAAGATATGCCTACACAAGATTACACTACTGTTGCAGCTTCATATTTACAGAAGGTAACAGACCAAGCTAGAAGCAACCCCCCCGCTGCTATTGATAGTAGTGAAGAGGTTGATAGGGATAATTTACTCTTCTTTATTGAGGATAATTTTAAAACTAATAATCCACAAGGGTTTACTGCTGAAAACTTTAGAGCGTTCGCGCACCTAATGGTTAAGTCTTTCGCTAATATGAAGGATGACGTGATTAATAGCGTGATTAATGCTGTATCTGGTAGGTTATCTACTGGGGCTGCGAATAGGTGGTATTATCAAGATTCTGCTTATGGGTGGAGTGACGAGACTTGGACTACATATACGACAAGCACTATAAACTCTACTACTGCCCCTTCTGTTGGTGGATTGTACGGAGTTACAGGTGGGTTCTTAAACCCTTTTGACGTATACAACTTCTCTGTTAGGGGTGTGTTTCAGAACGATAGTTCTACGGGTGACATAGACGTTATCTTCTATTATTCTAATATTGATGACCCTTCTTCAACGTCGCTACAAAACATGACGTTTATAGGTGAGGCTACTATTGACTGCGCTGTCGAAGATACTGGATATGAGTTTCACTTACAGACAGAAGTTCCAGTACCTGGCGGTAAACACGTGTTTATGTTTATAAAAAATACAGGATGGGGTTCTGGTACTGAGTACATTAAGTATAACGTGTCCTTTTACGGAAAAACAAGAAGCGCTAGATGGACGGTATAAAAGAGCACACAACAAAGGTGTTTTTAAATAGAGTCGTTGATAACGGATACGAAACTCTAGGGTATTTAAGCGCGTATGAAGGCGTTAAAAAGATTTATGAGTGTAAGACACTAGAGCTTCCTTATAAAGCTAACATACGAGGTGTAAGCGCTATTCCAGTAGGGAGTTACAGAGTTGTTAAGCGGAACTCGTCTAAGTACGGCGACCACTTCCACGTAACGGGTGTTCAGAACAGGTCTTTAATACTTATTCACGTAGCAAACTTTAAGAATGAATTAAGAGGGTGTATCGCGGTTGGCGAAACTTTCTTTGATATAGATAGGGATAAAGAGTTAGACGTAACAAGTAGTAGGAAGACTATGAAAGAATTACTATCTTTACTCCCTAGTAAATTTGTATTACACGTAACTTAAACAAAAACAAAACTATTATGGAATTTTTACTTGGAAACGGAGCTGAAATACTTCTTGCTCTTATGGTGTTCTTAAAGGTAATTGTAAACATTACCCCAACTGAGAAGGATAATAAGATGTTCGCTTACATTGATGATTTAGTAAATTACTTTTGTAAGGACAGAAAATCGGGCGATGCGTAAGAGTCCGTTCGATATAGTTGGCGCAATTAAATCTCTTGGCAAAATCTCTGAGGTGTTTAAGGAAGGTCAAAAACAAAAGAAGTGGTCAGCGAAGCGCTCCGTATCAGGAGTGCTCGTTACCGCTGCCATTCATAACATGACCATGAACGGGATTACGGAGTTAAACGTAGCCCTTTCGTTCATAGCCGTATTACCATTATGCTTTACTGCATTTCAAAGGGAACAACGATAGGCATCTTGCCGTCGTTTAGTACTACCCCACAAGAGAGTTTATAGGTCTTAGCGAAGTATTTAGCGTACGCCATAGCGTAACTGTGTCTATCTACACCGCAACCTACTTGCATACCCCAGTGACTACCGTTGTAGATTACTGAGGCTTCTGTGTGTATGTGTCCTTGCACACAATTCATTCCAAACTGAACAGCTTTATTTGCTGCTGCGCTTCTTCCTGAAGTTCCAGTACCGTGAACGTATAGCACTCCATCGCACTTGTAGTGCTCAACGAAATCCCAACCTTCAACCTCTAAAACTTCATCGTAATCTCTTACCCATCGCTTAGATAATCCACAATCGAAAGCTTTACGCCTAACGATAGCATCGTGATTACCTATACATACTTTAGCTTTAGGGAAGTGGGTATACCACTCTTGAATTTTATCTATTGCTCTGTCTAGTTCCTCACCTGCGCCAAACCCGTCTGGGTCTGCCCTGTGAAAAGAAGAGTAATGTGAATCTATAACATCACCAATAAACACCACTTCGTTACAGTCATATTGATTGTAAACGCTTATACAGTGCTCTAGGTATCCGTCTAAGCAAAAAGGCTCATGTATATCACCTACTACTAGAACGTTCCTTACACCCTTTCCTTTTGTCTTTGTTGGTGACATTCCTCTAGCTTGCTGAACTAGACTCCACTCAAACTCAGACAATCTTGGTCTGTATTGCTTATCCATTGTGTATTTCCTTTTAAATGTTGTTAATAAATATTACGCTAATATACATAAAAAAAGTAGCCCTCGCAAGAGCTACCTTTTAAATCAAAAAACACAACGAAAAACGAAATGAAAACAGGAAACGCTGTGAATATATAAAAATTATTCATCAAACCACGACTGAGGTATACGTTTCGCACACCATTTTATGTCGTTTTTTTCACACCACATAGCATAAGTAGTCTTACTGCCCTTTCTAATCTTGTTGTTTGGTGTTTGAAAGCAAAACCTAATATCCCTTTCGGGATTTTGGTCTTTTATAAGTAAATGCTTCTGCCTATCCTCTTTCATTAAACGCCCCTTAATTTCAACAACAACACCGTTAGGTAGTATGCAGTCAGGTAGGTACGTGTGACTTGTCTCTGGCTTTATATAGCTAATGGTTTCGTCTTCGTACCTTAACTTATTGCCATTACCGCGAGCGTGCTCTATTACGTCAGCTTCAAATCCACTACGAAAACCTTTACTCAATGCTCGTTGACGAACTAACCCATACCTTCGTACAGGTTTCCTTGTCGGCTTTTTCTTTTTCTTTTTCATTTATTATCTTTTCAATATACACGCAAGCGTCCATTAATTCTTCCTGAGTGTGTTTAAGCCACTCTAAGAGACTTAAATCATCTCGCTCCATAGTGACACCGTATTTGGCTTTACCCACATCAGCCCTCTTTAAAAGCTTACTGCAAACATTATCCTCTATCTTGCTCATATCTTTAGCTTCCGCACGCCTCGCAGTCTTCTTGGTTATCAACGCTACAAGTAGGCTGTTCTTTATCCTCTAAGTCGTTTACCCAGTTGTCCCAAGTATTCCTTGCAATCTCTTTAGATGCTTCTTCTAAATCTTTCTCGCTCAGTAAAATGTTTCTATTCATCGTCTTGTTGTTTTATAATGTTAAAAAAATCTGGGTCTAACTCCTTAATAAACTGCTCAATCTTAGCCCATTCGATTGAAACGTTCTCGTCACCTATATCATTCATACTACCAGTACCCGCGTTAGATACGTTCTTAGCGTTCTCAGTAAGTAATGCGTCAATAGATTCCTTAGTCTTTTTGCACGTGTAGTACTTGCCTTTTTTCTGCATAGTATTCTTGCTCTTTAGTTTCTAAATCCTTTCTCCACGCGTTATACTCAGCGTTCTCGTTATCGCTCCATTGCGCTCTCTGCATCTCGCCTTCAGCGATTAGCATTTCCTTTAATCTTCCCATATCAATCTTGTTTTCTTTAGTTGTGTTATACAAATATAGTAAAAATAGTCATTGTTTCTTATACTTCTTTACTTTAAACTTGTGCTTGTATTTAGCCATAGGTATCAAGGCTATCTCTGACGTACCGTTATCACCACCTTTAACCATTTCAACATCTTTTCCCATACCGTTCCTGATAATAGTCTTTATCTCTTCAGGCTCTATAAATAAAAAGTAGTAATACTTATCATCTAGTTGCGTATACACATATACAAACCAATCAGCCTCCGTTACACTTATACCGCTAGCCTTACCCCTTGAGCGAATCTCAATAGCCATATTTCCAGTTGACGGATACCTATCTGCTTTTAATTCAAACTTAGTTTCTTTACCGTTCTTGTGCGCTAGTATATCGTACTCTTTCTTTCCGTTGCTTCCCTCAACTTTATCAAATCCGTTGAGAACTAGCATAAGTGAAAACATATTCTCCCACTTCTCTCCAAACGATAAATCTTTCTTAAAATCCCCCATATCTAAAAGTCAAATTCAAATTCATCCACATCACTAAACTTATCACCCAGCTTTTCAAGCGGGTCTACGAACCTCATATCGCTACCCCTACCCTCAATAGAGGTGAACCTACAAAGGTCTGGTTTGTATTTGAGTATTACAGGTCTGTCGTCTTGAGTTGGAACACCTACAAGTTTTTGGAATTTAATCTTCCTTACGTGTATTTCCGTGTTATCCCAATCAACATCACCAGTATGTCTATGTATTACTAAAAAGTTATCACTTCTATTAGCGTACATACCACCGTATTCAACGTCGTACATACTAGGAGCTACCGTTCTTCCTGTTTCCGCGTCTTTCTTTCTAGCTGCTGCCGTACCTGCGTGCGTAGTAAGTATAAACTTAACGTTATGCTTTTGCTTAAACCTTCTAACGTCTGAAAGCATAGAGTAATAGTACTCGTACTTGCTCATACCTTTCTCTGTACGTAAATCATTAACTGGGTCTACTAAGCAACCATCATAATCACCTTCAGTTAGAAGTTCCTCAAAAGAGGTGAGAACTTGTCCCATAGTGGGAGCTTCAGCGAATGTAACTATAACAAAATGCTCTAATACCCAGCTAATAGCCTTCTTGAAAATTGAAGAACTCATACGTTCTGGCTTATCTTTATCTGCTGTTCTGCCTACGTACATCTCAGCAAGCTCAGTAATCATATCTCCAACTGGCTCATTCTCAGGGCAGTAGCACAGCCACTTCCAATTATACCGCATTGAGGCGTTCATCATTAGGTAGAACATCATTGTAGTCTTCCCTATGTTTGCTATACCCATTATAACGTCAAGCTCTCCTTTACGGTACTTGTAATGCGGGTCTAGCGCGGGTATACCCGTCGATAATCCCTTAGTGTACCCTTCTTTATAAATCTTATCTGTGTATCTTTCAATATCTTCTAGTTTAGCTATTTTGTACATATACGTTTCTTTATTTAATCGTAGAATGAAGTCTGAGATTGAACCACATCATCATCACTCTTTGTTATTAGTTTTGCGGATTTCTCACACATATAATTACCGAAGTTTGTAGGGCTGAATAATGTATTAGGTCTAAGGAATTTATTCATTGTTGAGTCTCGCAGCCACTGTTCAACCTTGACATCTACAACGTGCTTAAAGTCCTTTAACCCATAATCCTCGCTAATCCTACCTATTATAAACCCTTTATTAGCTCCTACGCATTTAAAGTTTTTATCCGCTTTAGAGTTTAAGTAATCAATAACCTCTTTAGCTAATAAATCATTAGGAGTTTCGGTTTCAACTTTCTTAACTGGTTTAGCGTCAGACTCATACAAAGGTTTATCAAACTTACTCACGAGTTCAAGGTATCTCCTATCCACATTTCCCTTATCTGTGTAAGTTAATTTAACGTTCACTAATCCTTTCTTAGATAGCTCCGTTATGACCGCGCTAACCCTGCTCTTACTTATACCGAAGAACCTCGCAAAGTAAGCGTTAGAAGCCATACAACCCATCTCGTTATCGAGAGAGTCTATTTCAGCTAAAAATACTTTACCTTGCACGGATATATCTTCTCGTAACCATATATCTCTAGGAATCCATATACCTTTAAAGTTTCTTTCCATGTTGTTTTATTTTAATTTTCGTACTATCTAAAACTTTGCACTATCTCTTTACATAACTCATCAGGTATCTTAGAGCGTTCGTAATTACCTTTTAATCCTTGCGTTCCCGTTTTACTTCCTCTCGGAGCTTCTTCGTGGTGGCATTTAATATTACCGTTAAAGCATAAAGCTCTTGGCTTCCATCCGTTAGGGTTAAATATATCACAAATATTATTAGACCATATGTCAGTAGCTTTCATTCTAGTATCTCCGTAACTACAATAAGTAACAGTAGTTCTATCAATACCGCTAACCTTCTTACGCATCATACCTCTGGGATTCTCCATAAAAAACATAGCATCTGGAAACCATTTAAAAATTGACAGCGTTTTGTTTAGTATCTCTAAACCTTTAACAGCTTCTTTTGTTTTGGGTTGCCTGTTCTCTTTCCAATGATGCCCAAATGATGCGATTGAGAACGTAGTACAAGGAGGAGATGCCCAGATAAAATCTGGTTTAAAAGGAATCATCCCCTTTTCTAAATCAAGAATATCAATTACTAAATCTATTTTTTCAAAATCATTAATATCAATACTGAATACTTCATATCCTTGTCGTTCAGCTTCCTTACCTATACTTCTTGAGCCTGCAAATAATTCTAGTAATTTCATTTAGTTTCATTATTAGATAATGTAAAACTTTCTCTAATCCTCGTCTTTATATCTAAGTTTATAACCATTGCAGCGATTCCACGCGCCTTGACAAACCTTAGTCACTGCTGCTGGATTTCTCTTTAAAAATTTAGCGCACTGTCTTACAGATGTAAATAACTGTTGTTTACCTTTTTTATTTGTCGCTACTACTGCTCTCGCACGACCTCTATTGTTCTGTTCCTTGCAACTCATTTTTTGTTCTTGATTTTTCTGCAACAATAACTGATAGTAACCCTGCTATCTTAACATTCTCAGTCGTTGTCGCTGTTAATATTCTTCTTACCGTACTCTCAAGTCTTGAGGCTTTGATTATAACAAAACCATCTACTGAATCCCTAAGTCTGCTGAAGTTCTCATCAAAACAGCAAACCTTGTTTATCACATTTATTGAGTTTATTACGCTAGCGTGATTACACTCCGTCATCCTAGCTATTTCACTCCACCCTAAAAAGTATTTATTACGCAACGTGTATCTTAAAAAATGCCTAGCAGTTACAAACTCCCTATACCTGCTTTTACTAAGGAAATCCTCCCTTGATATGTTGGTTAATTCCTCAATGAATAAACACGCGTCTTCCATAAACGTTATTGGTCTTCTATACATGATTGTTTTACTTTTTTTTAGTTACTAATTCAATATACTTCATTTGCCACTCCACACTCTCTTGCTTATTTGTCATAGCCATTTCCTTGTACTTTGACATAGAGAAATAACACTCCGTAAACTTAATCAAGCATAGTCTTATACTCTTTAATCTCTCTTCTTTCTGTTTAAAGAACTTAGATTCTTTATCTCCAGAATAACCCTCCATTAATCCCTCCATATCAACAGTCTCGCTAAGTAGCTTCGTGTAAGCGTTCATACAAGACCACTCCTCGTTAGTTGTGGCGCAGTCTCTAAGCAACTGCATTGCCTCCTCCGCTACTTGCATAAAACAATAAGCGATATTATTACAGATAAAGCTATATAATTAAGTGGGTAGTCACGTATAGATTCTTCTAATACATCGTACAACGGTTTTAATCCCTTCTTTTTTTTCATGATTCCTCTTCTTCAACGTATGGTAGCCATAATATTAATAACGCTACTATACCGATTAGTAATGTTTCAACTTCAGATGACATAATCTTCATCTTTAATTATCTCACAATGTTCTTTACAATCCGAACAAATGTCAGTATTCTCATACACTCCTGCGCCGCAGCAATTAGATTCTCCTTCGTAACTTGATAAATGCTTCATATCTCTTGTTAAGTTATTAGTTTACTTATTCCGATATGTTATATTACATATCACCTCTCCACTCTTTGTAGGTAAAAAATACACCTACAACAAGCATCGTTATTAAAATTACTTTATACATCTTACTCTTGTTTTAGTTTAGTTGCCTTCTCTACCACAGTCAGGGCAGATTTCATCTCCGTATAGCACATATTCGTGGCAATTTTTACAGTCCTCCATAGTTTCTAGGTGTTTTGGTTATACTCGTTAATAA